CAGCTTCGGAATTCGCCTTGGAATTGGCACTTTTCAGCCGTTCCACCTCGGCGGCATTGTCTTCGTACTCGAAACCCTCCAAAGCGGCGAGCTTCTGTTCGGGGGTCATCTTGTCATAACCCTCAATTTTACTGGTGTCGATCTTTGCCATAGAAATTACCTCCTGCGTTTTATTCGGGTGTTCACTCACCGCTGATTTCTGTTTTTGGTAGGCTTGTCTGCCTTTTGCGATTAAGGTCTTCCCTGACCATTCAATGCCTTGCGGCAATTAAATCAAAACAAAAACGGGCTTCTGGCAAGGACATGAGAGTGTCCCTACCAAAAGCCCGTAATGGCTGTTGCCGTTATCTCGATATAACGACCTCATATTTCTTCTTGCTGTTCAACTCCCAAACGACCAGCTTGCCGTTTCGGACAGCAATTTCAACTCCCTTACCACGGGAGAGGATTTCATTGATCTCCTGTATCGCCTTTGGCGACAGGGTTATTACCGGGGTCATCGTTGTCGCCCTCCTTCGGCGTAGTCTGAGCGGCAATTTCAGCCGCTTTCTTAGCCTGTTCCTCCATATACGCCTTACTCATGTTCCAAGCCATCTCAGGGTCAATGAACATACCGCAATGGGAGAATGCAAGCTGAGGGGCAATCTTAGGATTGTTCAACATAGCAACGAGAACATTCGCCTTTTCGGTGATATTCTCATAATTACGGCGAGTAAAGCGGATTTCCAAGCCGGACAGTTTCAGGTTCAGGTCTGCCAGATCACGGCAAATACGCAGAACCAGTTTCAGAAATTCCTTTTCGGACTTCTTGAACATCAACTCACTATCCTTGGCTCTCGCTTCGGCAGCAGACCAACCGTCACGCATAATGACAGCGGAGCCGGTATCGCTGGTGGAAGAACCACCGTTGCGGTTCGGCATACCACAGATCGTCAAAACCGTGTTATACATATGGTCAATGAGCGTCTGCGTCTGGCTCTGGTTCAACTCTGCGGTGAGATATTCGATCTCGGCCTTGAACTGAGGGTCAATGTCCTTATACTTGATTGCGCCCTCCTGACGGAGCTTGGCATAATCGGGCGAAGAAATATCGACATTGTGGAAAAGCATGAGTGCTTGCACAAACTGCTCCACGCCGTCAAGACGGTTGGAGTCCACATTATTCATTGCGTCCAGCAAAGGAAGCACGATCTCAAAAGCACCAAGGCGAGAATTGTTCAGCGGATATTCGATGATGGGAATTCCCAATACCTGTTCCTCGGAACGGGTGATCTCAAAATCCTCGATCTCAAAGTACCAGTCCTTCGTATATACGCTGAAAATACGAGTGGCCTTTTCCTTCTCGATATATTTCACGCCCATGAGGGGAGGGGTACCGAGAGAATTTTGGTACACCACGAAGGAGAAACGAGGGTCGAGTGTAAACAGCTCAAAGGGAGCTTCGTCTTCCTCCATATCGGCTTCGCCATCAGGAAGAACCATGCGGTAAGAAGTGCCGCAAATGTGCGCCCACTCAGACAGCTCCTTATCCTTAGCAGCTTTATCCTCGGAAAGAACATAATCGTTCAGCTTAGTCACACAACCCGCAACAGCTTCGTCATCTCCACGGCTGACATACTGGACAGGCTCACCCATCAGATAACCGACCTTGAAGGAAACAATTTCATTTGCCCTGTTTTCAATAACAATATTCTTGATTTCAGGCCGGACTTCCTTTTTGCGACTCAACACGGGCTGTCTGCCCTTGTAGTAGCCATAGAGATATTCGATCTCGCTCTTGTTCCGAAGGTGCGTGATAAAGGCTTTCCGCAGAACATCAACCACATTGTCGGAAGTGATTTCAGACACATCGGTATAAATGACTCTGCGCCCAAACAAAGCACGATTTTCCACGGAAACACCCCTTTCTTTACAAAATTGCGATCAGATTACAGTAATCCAATCTTTCACCCTACATGATAGCACAATCTCCAATGGTTGTCAACACCTCAACCCTTCAAAATACCATTGGCGATATACTTTTGTCAACAAGGCCGCTTGAAAACTTCAATCTTGGTACCAGATAGCATACGAATTTCATTTTCCAACAGGGACAGGGAGTCAGGAGCGTCATCGTGAGGAACCTTACCAGAGCGAGTGTAGGTGGTCAGCTCTTTCATAAAATTCCAATACTGACTGCCCCGCTTATAGGTGGACGGGTGTTTGAAATAGAAATTCCGCTTGATGTTGTCCGAAGCGAATTCAATACGGGTGTGCTTATTGGAGATCGTGCGCTTCGTGCGAATGCCGATGGAATAACCACGGTCACGAATGATCTGGTCAACATCTCTGGCATAATACTGACCGGCATTGTTACTCTCGAAAACAGCAGAAGCGACTTTGTTCTCAATCAGGCACTTGGCGCACTCAGGCTTTGTAATCTCTGCCGGAGCGTCATCAAATACCACATCGACAATATACACATCGGTACCGTAGATTTTCGCCACCGGCATAGAGGTACTATCGCTGCCGCTTTCAGCAGTATCACCCACGGCAAGGGTTGTGTCCGGCTCTCGATCAACAGGTAGCTCGAAAAAGTAATTCAGCTCGTCCTTGTTAAACAGAAGACCCTTGGCTTCAAACGGCTGCTGCTGAAATTCCGACTCAAACTGTTCTGCGGACAGAAGCTCACGCTGTTCACGGAAATAAGCCGTGGTAAAAACCTTCTGACCCTCACGCTCGTATTCGTAATTGCTCTCGTCCGTCACCGGGTCGAGCGCAGGGATTTCGATTGCTCTCCAATCCCAACCTTCCTTTTGAGCGTGTTCTTGAATACGACCTATCGGGTCATACAGAGAATAGCGAGTACCAGTGAAAACCATAGGCGTACCTTCAATGGCACGACCCATAATATCGCCGGAGATCACTTCCCACTTATCATCGAGCCGCTGACGGTTCTTAGCTTCCTCTCGACCTTCTACGCAGTCATCGAGATACAACACATTGGTTGCTTCGGACAAACCGACCTGTCGAGCGTCAATAGAACGACACATGATGGTGGGGAAACGAGATTTGGATTTCAGGTTGATGATCTTAGTGTCAGCGGAAGTCTGCACCAGACGAGCTTCGGGGAATACATCATAGAACAGGTATTCATTGGGTGTGGTCAGGTATTCTAAACACCCGTTATAGAAGCTCTTAGCAAGGTCATCACCGGTTCCTTCCATCAAAGTAGCTCTATCGGGGTACTTGCCAGAGAGCATATTGACAAAATTGATACCAGTTTGCGACTTACCCGCTCTTTTCGGCATAGAAATTGTCAAAAGACGCAGTTTTCCATCAAGAATATCCTGAAAACCTTGTACCATCGGCTTCAAATAATGCCGCCGAGGGGCATAAAACCGCTTTTCGGGCTTACGATCAAGCTCGATATAGGTCATAAATGCGTCAAATGAGTGCGGAGCGTCAAATAACAGGCTCTTACGCCATGTTTCATAGAAGAATTCCGCTTCCTTCGGGGTGCTGGCTCTCAACATTTTGGCGCAAAGGGTGCGAAGCTGCTGATTGATCTCATGCGCCGCCGTAAAATCGTCTTCCTCCCATGCTCGGCACAGGGAAAACAGATCGGTATAAGCACCGGTGTCCTTCGGTCTATCATTGATTACTCTCGTAATCGAATGTGCAATTTTTGTATAGTCCATGATTACCTCCGTAATAAAAAACGGACTACCCCTTTCAGAGTAGCCCGTAATGGCTGTTGCTGCCGCCGTAGTGCGGAAGCCTTATAGTATCATCGGAATGAGCCATGCCAGCAAGAATATGAAAACTATGCCGAGAATGATATAGCCCAATGCGTCAAACAAGAATTTCATGACTCAACCCTCCCGTCAAAGAGAGAATAGCCGTTGAGCTTACCGCTGACGGTCACGGTGTCGCCAATTTCGATACCCTCAATGTCTTCGGCATTCTTGAAGAACACGGCACGATTATAGGTCATGACTCTCTCAGAACCGTCAGCCGCAACAGAGTGGTGAGCGTCTGCAACGGTTAGGACAACTTCACCCTGAAAGGTAGCGTTCTGTTCGATCTCGGTGATTACGCCGGTAATCATTGTCCGAGAGGTACCGCCGTTGACAGCTACCACGATGACGGCAATCACGATCATTACGGTGAACACGAAGCCACCGAGAATTTTTACCAGATTTGCGCCAATGCTCTCACCGTAATACATATCGTCAACCTACCTTTCTCAGTCTATCATACCATGTCGTGCGGCCTATGCCAAGCTCGGCACAACATTCGTCCACGGTCATCAGACCGTCTTTTTGTTTTTGAGCGAGATTTTCAAATGCCACAGGGTCGATTTCCTTTTTCGCTCTACCGAAGCCCCGGCCTGTCTTGGGAGATACTTTACGACCATCGACTACCGGCATGGCGGCGATACCCTCAGCCTGACGCTGTTTGGTCTTCTTACGCTCCTGCTCGGCAACGGCACCCAACACCTCAATCAGAATGTTGTTGACCATTTCCAAAACCCATGTCTGGTCTTGGAAATCAATCAGAGTGGTGGGAATGTCAAGAATACGGACGATCACGCCCCGGCTTCTGAACCATTCCAGCTCACGCTTCATTTCGGCCTTATCACGCCCGAAGCGGTCAAACTCTTTAACCACAACCTCGTCACCAGCTACGACCTTGGCTTTCAGGGCATTGTACCGAGGACGGTCAAAAGTGCTGCCAGTGATCTTATCGCAAAACACATGGTCATCATCATTGGGAATGTCGAACCGTTCCTGCGCCACTTTGAGCTGACGGGCAAGGCTCTGATCTTTGGAAGACACTCTGCCAAGGAAGTAGATAGCCATGGGTCAAACCTCCTTCGAGTCAAGCAGGGCAGTCAGGTCATACTTCACATCGTCCTTCTGGTCAATCACGATCTGGTCAGCTCGGCGAGTTCCGGGCTTGCGCTCCTGAATGACCACTTCATAGCCAAGTACATCGAGCATTTCCACGGCCTTGTCGAAGGACATATTCGGATTGACCAACCGAGCGGACACATCGTTGCCCCGGCTCTTGCCGATAGCCCTTGCCATGGTCAGAAGGGACACGCCCTTGTCAGTCATGATCTGACGGATAGCTTTGTTGATTTGCATTTCAAGCACCTCCTGTTGATGTTATGATACACTAAATATAATTGGTTGTCAATAGGGAAATTAAATATTTTTAGTGACTAAGGATATTTTGTGCCTACGATTGAAAAAGAGAGGGTTATTTTGAAGTGAAGGGTTTAATTTGAGGGAATGATAAAATTGAGAGTAGTTTAGAGTGAATTGAGAGTGGAGCCTTTTTATATTTTGCGGTATTTTCGGCACTTACCCCGCCCCGCCGCTGGCGGCTATATCCCCCGACCCCCGGCAGCTTGACCAGATCAGCAACGACCCCGAAAAAGGCAAAAGAAAACCGCCCGACCCAAGGCCGGACGGCTTCAAAATATTCATTTCATCAGCTTAACCAGATCACCCAAGACCAAAACCGGCAGCAGAAGCACACACAACAAAACCACGCTTTAACCCTCCGTAATATATTTAATAGCTTCCGCTTCTGTATCAAACATTTTTGTTTGTCCGGGCTGACGGCTACCGGGTATATAATGCCCATTAGGAAAACGCCAGCCTATAAAATACCGATGTTTAACCCCTCTCGAATGATCTTCGAGAATACCCACATATTGACCCTGTACGGGGTCGTAAATGTGGTAAGTATCAAAGAACGGGGTTGAGCTTCTATAAATCTTTTCAAACATGGGTTTTAACCTCCTTACCAATCAATCACGGCAAAGCGTTCCGGCTCGGCTTTCTGTTCCCAATGCCAACCGCCGTCAAAGGTATTCGGCACTCGCACCCGGTTATAGCTGCGTATAATCTGACTTACAGGAGCGTTACAAAGGCCGTTAAAAATCATATTAGCGGCTTCGATAATATCAGCCTGAGCGCAATTAGATTGCCAAAAACAATCAAACAACCATTCTTTATTGAATTCTTCAAGACCAGCGTCACGGGAATATTTACCGGCTTTTGCGGGGGTCTTGTTGAAGTAGAACGGGAAAAAGGGGTTTTGATCGACTTGGAAATAATAAACCAGTTCGTCAAGCTCAAAAGTAATATAAGTGGTAAAGGGTGCGGGGATTGTTTCGCCGTTGTCCTGCTCTCGATCACTAATTAAAGCCGTATAACGGGAGGGTTTCACGCTGCCGCCGTGGTTCTTGACCACCTCAGCCAAGGCCGTAAAAATACGACACATATTAAAATCGAGGGGGCGCAGATAAAGCCGCTGATTTTCTTTCGTAATAATCATAATTCAAACCGCCTTTCCAACTTCGAGATTGTCCCACCAGCTTTTCCCGCCGCCAGCCATACCAACAAAGGAAAGAAAACTGTTTACATGGCGTATTGTGGTAACGCTGTAACCGTCCCACAAGCGGACAAATGCGCCGTTGCTGGTGATTTTGCAAACATCGGTGTTATAACTCTGCAACACCTTTTCGCCGTTCTCCTGCTCTTTAATTTTGGCCTTGCCGTAAAAGCTCTTGCTTCTGTCGGGATACATAACCGGAAGATCGTAAATTTTCATTTGTAACCGCCCTTTCTTAAATGTGAAGTGAAAGCACTAAATTTATTTGGTGTCTTAAATATACACTAAATATATTTGGTTGTCAATACTTTTTCACTAATTATTTTTAGTGTTTTGTGGCGGCTTTTCTGGTGTCCGTCAAAGTGTACTTTTCCGCACACCTCCGGCAGCACAACAGGCCGACCAGATCAACCAGAGCCAGAAACGAAAACCGCCGCCGACCCGGTAACAGATCGGCAGCGGGAAAGTTGATAGTCGAAAGTCGCCAGAGAGTTGCCGACCAGAGTCGCAAAGTCGAAAGTCGTTGGGAAAGTTGATAGTCGCCATAGTCGGGAGAGTTGCTAAAGTCGCCAGAGAGTCGGAAAGTCGCTCAATCCTCCGGGTCATAGTCGGCGGCAGTCGCTTCGAGATACTTCTGCTGTAATTCTTCGGGAGTCGCAGAGTCGCCAAGCTGAGTGTTGGGAGTCAAAACAACTTCCTGCTTGTCCTGATAGCCCATATTGTTCTTCATCAGGAAGATACCGGCAACGGGATTGATCTTGCCGTTCTGCATATAATTCTCCATCTGCGTGTTCAAAAGTTGATACGCCTTTTTAATGAGGTTACGACTCGTAGTCGGAATATAGGCACTATCCACACCATTACACCATGCCCACAGGGTTTTTCTATCCACACCAAAGGCCAAAGCCATACCAGCAACGCTCGGCTTCATATCATCATCAGCACACAGCTTGAAATACTGACCAATTCTCTCCTTAACCATCTCAGGCTCTCTCATATCCACATCAGGCCAATCCCACATAGCCAGAGAATGCTCCAAATACTTTCGATTGTCACCCGGTTCAGTATGAACGCTCAGAGCGTCCTTACGATCAGGGCGGGTGCGCTTCTGCGGCAGCTTATTTTCTTCACTCACGGTATTACCTCCTTCTCCCTTTGGGTGAGATAGGTGACTCATTTTCAAAAATTCGTATAAACTCTCCTTAGAGGGCACTCTATAAGAGGACTTATATACAAAAACTTAAAATCATTCACCTAACTCACCTGACAGGGTGAAAAACAAAATTCAAAATGCTCTAAAATTGAAAAGACTTTCTGCGGAAACAGTCACTTTTATCACCTAACTCACCCGGCTCACGGCTTTTGCAAACCGGTTCAGCAAAACGCTCACCGTGAGCTGACCAATGCGGTTGATGTACTCGCAAGACAATCGGTCAGGGTGAGGGACGGCGTTGCCGAGGTCGATGACCAACTCGCCGGTGTTATAGGAGATTTCCTTCTTGATGGTAGGTGTGGCGTAGATTACCACATCTCGATTCATCGTGGCCTGTAACAGACTGGCGGTCTTGGAATGCGCTACGGTCACGGTAGCGTTGCAGTCGAGCAATGCCTGAGCCAGTCCCTTGACGGCGTGACCACGGCCTACGATGGTAATGTTTCTCTCATAGGCCAATCCCGTAGAAGACAGCAGGGCAGCGGTTGCCTGAGCTACGCAAGACATACCGGGAGAGAACAGGCAGTCAATGTCCACATCAGTAGACAGGCGTAGATCATCGGGACAGGTTTCGGTATCGACTACGGCACCTCGATAGGGCGGGGTGAAATGAAAAGTGTGGTCATACTTGATACCGAGGGTGTCAGCCTTTCTCTTGATGGACTTCAAGAAAATGCTGTCTTCCGAACCAAGCAATAACAGCTTGCCGGTCAGCGGACGGGACACGGTGTCTGCGTCAAATTGCTCAGACAGGGTTTTAATGATCTCGGTGTAGCTCATGTTTTCTCGAACCTCCCACAATGACACACGCCGGACTCCTGCTCACGGAATTCCTTACAGGGGCAACGAGTGTCAGGGGTCTTGAAGACGGCGCAGGGGCAATAGCCCTCGTTCTGCTTTACCAGATCACCCACAGAGGGGTCGATTTCTCTCAACATGGTTTACCTCCGCTCACGAATACAAAACTGATAGGCTTCGATCTGCCCACGCTGGTTTTCAACGAGTGCTTCATAATTCAGCAGCTCATCACGGATGGTTTCCAGATCATCACGGAGCTTTTTTATCTGCTCCCACATCTCTTTGTTCTCGGCTTCCACCGACTTGGTTTTTTCGAGTAAGGCTTCATACATAGCCTTGTAATCAGGCTCGGCACAACGCTTTCCGTTTTCATTCATCATCGGAATATTCCTCCCATTCTACGGCAATCTCACCTTCAAATTCTTTTGCTCGACCAAGCAATTTCCAAAGACCCTCGGCCTGTTCACCACAATGATCGCAGATATGACCGGCAATCTTTTCGAGCTTCTTGGGAAACCCTTTATCTTCTTCAACGAATAAGTGCATTCCGCACTTGCGGCACTCAAATACGGTAAACATCATTCTGCTCCTTTCAGCTTGATACCCTTATAGGAAGGGTAGCCGTGGTAGGTGGACTTGCCCTCATGCCATTCCGGGTGAGCTTCCATATCGGCGTTAAACCGCTTTGCACTACATACGAAGTAACCGTTGGATTTACACCAAATCTTATAAGCGTCATAGAGGGACTTGGCTCTGGTGACATAGCCATCGGCACTCTCGCACTTTTCTTCGAGGAATTGCAGTACCAGATCGTTGTCCTTCTCATACTGCCGTACCACACGGCGCATATCATCGGACATTCTCAGGCCGAACCGCTTGTACTTGAAGTAACCGGCAACCAACCATGCGAAAATACCCTGCATGGCTTCCTGCGTCTGGAATTCGTTTTTCAGGTTCTTGTCCTGCTCGTTCTCCTTGAAATGGCGGTTGAACTCAATGACACGCACACGGTCAGAAGCGAACAGGGACTTGTCGTTGACCGAGGGGAGATCATTGCAGGAGAGCCAAAGAGTGAACTGCGGCAGGAAGGTGGTAGCGGTTTCATAGAGGTTTCTGGCCTTGATTTCCTCACCACCGGTGAGCTGCTTAATGGTTTCCTCGT